CTCTCTACAGCGAGTGTCTAAAGGCAGCACAGTTAATCATATAACTGGACATATGCTGGTCCAAAGATCTTCGTCTGTAATAAGTGTGAGATGACATCCTCGAGGATGAAGACACCATATGCCGCGCACAGTGGTTCTGAGTCGGCAAAAAGAGAGAAGCCATCAACGTCGTCCTCAAGGGTAGAGAGTGTCACATCGCGTATGGTCGATATAAGGTCAGCCCCCCAACCATAGTAATTCCTAGGAGGTAAGAGGTCCCACGAACCGTAGACGTACTCGTACAGCCGCTTCTGGCGTTTTTGGTCATAAGCATCAGAGCGGGTTTTGAGGAAAGTAAGCAAGCCATCAAGAATGCGGAGTTCATCGCGCTGAGAAACTGGTAATTGGGCACCAGATTTCTTGTCCCTCACTAGTGAGATAAAGGTGATCAGCTTCGAGTATGGGACGGATTGGTTGGGCTTGGGCGTCATTTGGTCTACCGCCTCACGCAGGACAGCACCTAAGGATAGACCAGATGGTTTGATCAGCCTTTCGAAACTGGAGTAAAAATGGGTGAGTTTTTTAGTTTTCGGGTAACCTTCACTGTTAAGGATGAGTGAATACTGTGGCTTCCAACATGACAGCGAATCGAGCCGGAGGCCAACGTGTTTGACAAATTTTGCGAATCCAGCCCGACCAAGTCTTTCCATATCAATGTTCGGGACGGTGACGCAAGCTGATACGTCATTGAGGCCCTTTGTCCACCGTAGTAGCTCCTTGCCGTATAGTGAAATGGCAGATTGTAGAGAGAACTTATGGTATGCCCCACTGAGACCACTAGTCACAATCGCCTCATCCATAGCATCAGTTCTCCTAACTCCAAGTTTATATAATGTCCCAAAGTCGACTAAGTTAGTCTTAGCGATTTTTAACATGTTATGTGCTTGTGGCAGAGGTATATTGAAGATTGGTAAGGGATCTGGTGAACCCCGGCCCCTAAGCGTAGTAGTACCAGGTAAAGACCATCCCTGGCGAGCTGCTAACTCAAGTGCACTAGCGAACTGGCTGCGGTGGTCGGGTGCGTAAACTATTCGTTTTTGGGACAGGGATGTTGTTATAGTCCGCCTATTACTCTTATTAGCGCGCAGACCCGTTGGTCGGGTGAGCAGAACGGCTCCCGCGACTTTAACCGTGTGATGGATAGTATCAGGTGACCAACTTAATAGGATTTGGTTATTAGGCACGGCCTCACTGGTCGCACGTAAATAGGCATTGACCACAGACCAGTCGCCACTAACACGAGCAGCCGCTAAATTGTTTTCATGAATGCTTGGGACTATGAGTGAGTCGTGGTCGAGGAAAATAGAAGGGGCGAGACGGGACAGCGTCGTCTTACCCTCCCCGCTAGGTATAAGGATCGCGTAGGGTCGTGAATTTGACAAAGACATCAAGGATTCACCTCCGGTGACGAGTGCTTGAGCCTCCTTGGTAATCGAAACGCCGATACCACCGAGAGCTGCAGGGGTTAACACAGTAAGTGGGTCGGCTAGTATACGATGTTTTTGGCGGGTGTTCGGATCTGTATAAGTCAAGGCAGCATTGCGCTTGATACTGTGCGAAACTAGTGCAGGAGGGATGGTTACGCCCCGACGAGTAAGTTTGGCTACTTGTTCGAGGATCGTTGCAGCACGATCAAAAACAGCAGGCATCGGTTCAGAAAAATACTCTCCGTGAACAAAGCCTACTAAGGCGCGGAGAGGGTAACCCACGACACGTCCTGTAACGCCATCATAACTACTACGGAGTAACTCGCCGCGTCCGGGGTCATCGGGTGAGCAATACTCTGAAGTGATTTTATATAGCTGTCCCGCAGCCCCAGTGAGGTTGAACAGGCAGCACAAGAGTGTTGCATCTCTAGCTGTTAAGACGTTTAAAAAGACGTCATCACCCTGTCTATCACCTTGGTGGGGGATAAGGCGGCGCCCGAAGAGGATCCGTGCTGTCTCATCGGCTATATTACTATCAACCATGTTGCATAGTGAATTAATAAAGCTAGTGCCCCGCTCGCCGCTCTGTAAACCGCGAATTATTCTTGCAATTAATCCAGTCTCATTATCGCTAAGGTAAGTATTATAACGAGCATTCTCGATGTATTTGAGACATGCTTCGAGGTCGGCACATGCCTCTTCGTAAACTCGGGCATTAGTCTTAACTTTTCCTTTAGCAATTAAGGCTGAAACAACTTTCTTATACAACTTGACCATGGCCACAAATATGTGATTCAGGTTATAGTCGGAATAATCCCACATTAAAGCGTGCCCCCCCTGTAGCTGAGAGATCCTTCTAAGCTGATTCGCGATCCTGGCCGTACTATGGTGTGCACTGCTGTACCACGTGTCGTCCCTGACATTACGGTCAAAATTGTCTAAGACGTATGCCTGTGAGACGTAGTGGTAGACGGAAGTGGTCAAGATGTACCGTATTTTTCCTGATTCATATTTGACCGTACCTAAAGACCACTGAACGGCGTCTTCAGCTTTATCCCACAACGCGCGTAGAGCTTTTTCAGGTATGTTAAGAAGCGCCCCGCGTTTATTAAGACGCATCTTTGAGCCATCTTCATAAGTAACAGTGGCGCCTGGTGCCCCTCCAGACGCACCCCAGAACATCCGTGAGCCATACCATGAGGAGAAGTCTAGTAGTGTGACATCGTGGCGCATGACTGATTCAACGGCCTTGTCAACAGCATCATCGAGGAGGCGTTCATACAGCTTCGTGTCGAAAACAAGACCTAAACCTTCACGGTTGAGGAGTGGTATACCTCGGATGGTTGGGTCGACAACACGCATGACAACTTCGTCGGCAAAATTAGCCGGATAGTCTTCAGAACGCCCTGCTAAAGTATCAAGTCCGTATATAGCATCCCCCCAGATCCGCCCTGTAGATTGCGGGTAGTGTAGGTAACGATACCCCATAAGGCGAGAAGCCATACGTCCTTGTGTGTGGAGGGCCTTCATTGTCTTTGTGTATGTGAGAAAATCAAGGTTAAAAATACCTTGGCCTAGTGACCGCCGTCTATTGGACGTGGATGTACTATCCAAATAGAGGGCAAGGTCTTTACCCGTCGCTGTTACAAGAGGCAAAAGTGTAAGGCAGAGAGCTGCAACCATTTCCCAATTGTTATCAGCATGGATTAAGTGTTTAACGATAGTACGCACACCCGGTTTGTCTATATACGTTGGGAGTGCGTGCCAGTCGAGTAAGATTTTTCCGCCTGCACGACCACGATTCTTGGGGTACTTATCCTCCAGAGTTTTGACATACCCTTTGGGTAATGGCCAGGAGTCGGTCTGAGAAAGTGGCGCGGTCTGTACGTCGTCCCGGATGGCGAAAGAGACGTGGTCATCAGTCAGAAAGACGCAGATAGCAGTTAGGTGGTCGGGTCGCCTCCTAAGCTGCCTCAGGATCGTTAACGCATGTGAATGATGATCGACGTGCCCAGAAGCCCGAAAAAGAGTATAGGTGTTGGGGTCAACCAAAGATAAAAACCTAAAAAACCTCGGGTGGCGCATCCCCAACTTGGCATCATCGGAGACATTCTCCCCGGTAAGATCGTACGAAGCCTCAATCCCGAGAAGTCGCAGTAGACGGTATGCACAACAGTGAAAAACACGGCCGTGGTTTTCAAAATAGGTATACCTAATGCCTGGCTTCGCCGTTGGTACCTCATATGCGGACGTCGGGTTCTCATGAGTTATGGCAGTTAGCATTTCCCGCGCTTTGTAAGACAAAAATGGTCCAGCACGGGTGGTAAGTTCCAACCCAGCGGGTGGTGCTTCGAAATCTTCAAGGAGGGGGAGGAAATTATAAACATGAGAGACGGGCGGTTGCAAGAGAACAGAGCCTGCAATGGCCGACGGCAAGTCAGCTGGCGCTCTATCTAAATCAAACATGTAGTAGAGAGAATGGAAGTCAAAAAATCTATCCGCATCCAGATGTTCGCTCAATTTATTGCTACCTCCCTGGATCTTAGCCAAGGTTTGGGCGATTCCCGGATATAGATCGGTAGCATGTTCATGCATCGATAACCGAGTCAGTTTCACCAGAATGCTTGACGCCGTAGTTGAATTGCAAGCATTCCAGACTAGTTTTCCGCCGACCGACTGGTCTCTGCGGCTGCGCCATCGTTATTCACAGCATCTGATCTATGAGCAGCGGCTGCAGTAGCGTCAGCCATGTGTGCCGCGAATGAGTCGGCGGGTCCAGTTGTTCTATTTCCACTAGGTGGAGGTTGGCCGCCGGAGGGCGGAGCTTTTCCCCCGGGTGGTAATGGTTCACCTTCAGTAACAGTCGTGGGCGCATTGAGTGCGTCAAAAGGATTGGTGGGAGATTCAAAATGGACAGTGCGTTTAAGAGCTGGGCGTGGAGGTGGGCTTCGTGGAAGCACAGGTCGAGTCGCGTTTAGTTCGTCAGCCTGCTGCTGAGCCGCAGCCTGACTGGATCCGGCAGCTGAGTCGTTAGGTATGACCGTACCCGTGGGTTTAACCGGAAACCGTCCAGTGACCGGGACTTGCCATTTGACCCCCGGCTTGGCGGCTGTAGCAGACGGTGGTGGCTTTGCGCGCGCATCCCGTCGTGAACGCGCGTCCGCAGCCGCTTGCTGCGCTCGGCGCCGAATGTTAGCGTCAGCCTCAGCACGGGCAGCCTTAAAAGCAGCTTGTTTAACCGCCTGCTGGGCCATAAAAGCCTGAAAGTCAGCGTCCATTTCGCGTGCACGCGTAGCTTCAAGGTCAGCATCATAGCCGCTAGCAGCCTCGGGCAAGACCTGGGGTTCATACGGCTGATAGGGCGGTTCACACTCCTGCTCGGGGAGCTGACCAGGTTGCTCATCGAGCGTTATACCTTCCGGGCTGACCGTGGCGGAATGTTGGTCAAGAGGTGGGATTTGATCCTTAGTATCGGGATACTTGGATGTATACGCCATCTGGGCCTGTGTCTTCGGTTTAGCATAGTTGCCCCCAGGTTGGCCAAGACTGCGCGCAACCCGCGTAGGCCTAGTTTCGTAAAGAGGCGTAGGGTGTGCGGTGGGCGTGACGATCGGTACCTGTTTAACTTCTGGAAAAGATGGATCGAAGCGGGAATTAACTTCAAGATCGGGGAGAAGGTGTCTAACGAGCACCATACCCGAATAGACATTTCCGCGTCCAAGTATGAGTGTACTATAATCCAACATGTCATCAAGTTGGCGTCGGTCACGAGTCGGGTGCACGTAGTTAACCATCAAACTGTTGTGAGGTTCCTGCTTTGCGCTATCATGCCACCTATCTAGCTGTTTGTCGTAGTTAACGCCTGCAGGTGGGTCAAGTAATCGTACACCGAACGTGTATTGGCAATTCTGTGAGAAGTTGTACGGTATGATTGAGCCAGGCAATAGGAAGTCGGAAAACTCATGGCCTGGGCCAGCAGGCTCCATCCACGTAGGAGCAAAACCCGCAACGTTACCAGGAAAATCGTCAACTCGGCCGACTCTCCAGCGTGCGATCTCGAAATTGAGGGTATGGCCTTGGAACCGGTAGTTGCCCCCGGAGCCTGCGGCGGCATAAAATTGGCTATTCTTCATGAAGCCACCATCGCACTTCCAAGCTTGAGGGGCGAAAGGTGGTCGATCGCGTCCAAGCCAAACTCGCCCACGAAAAGATTCCCGTGCGGTGATGGGATGAGGAAGGTCCTCTGGCCAAGTTGGATGAGAACCTCCCGTTTCAGGGTCAAAGTAAGGTAAAATCTGGAATGTTGGCATGAATTCCATCCCCCAGAGCTCAAGGTAGTGGTTGCTTAGTGTGGGTGTTTGCCAATCATTCCAATAGTTGTGCACGAAACCGGCCTCCGTGGCGCGGACACTAGGACTAGGAACAAAACCATACTGAATAGCCATAGCGTTGGTATGCACTGTGGACCAGTCAGTGATTTTATCGAAGTTGAATGTTCGAGTTATGATTGAAATCCATTGCCGTATGCGGCGATTGGGCTCGGCGGTAGGTCGATTAGCCCAATGCCGACCAACCATCGTGAGAGAGAAAGCAGCCCACGAGAGTGATACCCCGCGAAAGTGCGCTAATAGTGACGAATTGTGTATTAATTCCTGCGTCTTAAGGTCAAGTGCCGCATCAATGTCAAGTGGCACAGGCTCAGGGTTGAGGAATGTATCAAAGTAGGCACTGCCAGTATAAGTGCGTGGGAGATGGAGTTCAACATTACCATCGGCGTTGAAGTACTCGTAGCGGGGAGCAGGCTGTCGTGCTCCCGGAACTCGGTCGGATCGGTAAACAGTATTGCGATACATAACTGCTTCAAGACCGAAAAGTAGGTCATCGCCCACGCCATGCCTTGTAGCAAGCACGCGTATAACGGAACCGATGTCCAGAGCTGATGGGGCACGATGAATAGAAGCGATTATCCTCGCTTGTGCAGCAGCGTCAAAACGGTTACCATCTGCGCCCATATGTACGAAGATCTCATCAACGCCGTTTGGGTAGTAAAAACGGCTGGTACCATTATTAAACCAGACCAGTGGTACCGTACCTCCTGGTGTATGAGGCCCAGGGAGTCGGTGCGAAAAGGACGGGACGTTATTTTGCCCACTTCTATCGATGGCAGAGAGTAACTCTATCAGTTCATCCTCGCTCAGATCTTGTGCATCGATAAATTGCTTAGTGCCGTTAGTCAGCCCTGCCTGTGCTGCATCAGTCCACATAGGCGCCTCAGGGTTGACAGCTGGTACAACAGCAGGAGCAGCAGCATGGATAAAAGTGATAGCTGCGTTAGCACCGGTGTCCCGGGAACGTACTGCTGGGTCTGGATAGTCGGCTGCCATGCGTCGGTCAGTTCGAATGGCTTGAGACAGATCAGCGCCAGCGAGTGCTAGGTAATAGCGTGACCACAAGCGGAACGCCGCCTCGCGATAGTCGCGGTGCTTGCGTGCATGGCGTGCGAAGGCACCAAAAGCAAGCCCCCTCTGCCTATCGCCGGCCTGCCAGCCATTAATTAGGCGATCACCTCTCGACCCCATAAAACGTATGCCAGCGACAGATTGCTGGCTAAGTTTGAGGGAGTTTGCGTCAGTAGCACCCTCGAGAGTGCCACTAAGATCAGAGAAAGAGGGGTCAACGTGCCTTAATACTGGCGGGCTGATCCAGGGCTTAGCTGTGTACGAGGCAGCTAGGCGATGCCCCCTGGTGCGGTGGTCACGATAAAACTGTATAGATTCAAGTCGTGAAGTGAAGTCATCAGGGAGTGTGGAAACATGCTGTCTCTGTGGGTAATGCCTTTGGAAATGGCTCTTACGATGTGTGAAGAAATATTCACCATCATCTCCATCCTCCCAGGGTGCTAAACGATCAACGAGTAAGCCTTGGAAGCGTCTAGGACCCCACAGTTGCTTGTTGTTCTCAGATTTGTATTCTGTAGGAAGCTGGGATAAAGTCAACCGAACACCTCCGAGAGCGGAGATGGGCGGGGAAAAGAAAGAGCCTGTCATAGCACTACCATCTTCAGCACCCCAACGTAGTCTGGTGAGACAGTGTAGAGGTAGACCGAAGAAAGGTGCTTGGTGAGTATGATATGTTGAAGAAACATGTCCGATAGGTTTACCAGGCTTGTAAAAAACGGGTAGTATTCGCGGCAAGCGGTGCTTGGCAACTCGAGTAAACTCAGTCGTCCAAGGAGCGATACCTATGTCAAGTAAAAAGCTCGGTTGAACGCCCAGCGCACGAAGACTTTCCCAGACACACATACCACGTCCTTGGATGTAATACGGGTACCTAAACGTTATACCTAAGGTATGTATCGGTAAACCGCGTCGTGCGGTAGCACTGATAATACCAGGGTACGCAAGGTAAGCATAACGATTCAAAAGGAGTAGTGATGCGCCTAAGATAAACCAATTCGACAAGATGATAAGCAGGGACTGTAAAGAGACCCTGCCAATCTCAACAATAA